ACGGCCATTCATGCCATTGAATTTTCCATTCATGACCCACGCGGCTGGGCTGGAACGGCTGACGCCTTAATCGACGTAAACGGAACGCTCTGCGTTGCTGACTGGAAAACCAGCGTTAATGCTCGGAGTGAAGAAATGTTGGCTAACTACATCTGCCAAACCGGAGCGTATTCCCTGGGATTACAGCACCTGACTGGGTTAAAACCTAAGCTTGGAGCGGTTGTAGTAGCCCGACGCAGCGGAGCACCACAGGTGCGGTTGCTAAGTGAGTTAGAATTACGTGGGGCAGAGTGTCAATGGTTAGAGAGAATGAACCTTTATACGGCCCAGCAAGCCCTAAAGAACTAGGTAAAGCCCTGGAGCGTCTCTATACGGGACAGATGAACGTGGCCAAACAAGCCAAGTCTTTAAGGATTCCCCTGGAACGTTTGAAGCAATTGTTCAACGCATACGTGGCAGAACGCCCCGTCGATATAAACGATGAGGACGTTTACGCATCTGACGCACAACTGGCGTGGCCCTACGTCTAAGAGGACTCATATCTAGTTTCCATGTATTTGTGAATCTTCCCCTGGAGTGTTTCTAGTTGCCGGGCACGCGCTGTGTCAGCCCAGCCGCTCTTTTCAAAGATTGTGAACTCCCAGTACAAGGAGTCAGAGAGCAGGTGAAGTTCCTGGAGCGTAAAGCGGTTCAGTCTCATTGACGTTTCCGTGTCTGTACTGTAGTATTTTACCACGGGTGAAGACCACCCGCATCGTCGCTTTACACCAATGACCGAACTACAACGCCTGGAACGTGCCCTTCAGATCCGCGAAGCACTCCACCAGTTAATGACTGTCCAAGAAGCTGATGACTACGAAGGGCTTTACGAGCACTTCCAGGACTACATCAACGAACTTGGTACTGTCCACGGAGAAACCCTCTCCATGGACCTTTGACCGCAGCTTTTTAAGCCCCCACAATGTAGTAACTTTTTATGGATTATCATCACACAATGCTTAACTTGTTTGAAGAGTTTGAAAGAACGCAGGACAAGTTAGAAGAAGACAATCTTCTCAAACTCAGTATGGTTGCTGGGATTACCTACGTTGTCACTGCTTTTTCTGGAACGGTGGAGAAGTGGTACGACTACGCCTACGACACAGATGAACTGGAGGTTCTTAAAACGGCTGCAACGGAGTGCGGTTTTTCTTACACCGTTAAAGAGGTGCCGAGCAACTGACCTCTGGCAGGGAGCTGGATTGATCTACCACTCCTTCTTTCCCCTGTTAACTTCAGGGCATGGCTAAATCCACTAACGCGGAGATGGAGCACAGGGTTTCAACTGTGTACGGCTTGTTTATCAAGTCATATTCCCGCTTTGAAATTTTGCAATATGCAGCCGAGCAGTGGGGTGTCAGCGAAAGAACTGCAGACATTTACATGCAGCGGGCTCGCCTGTTAATTCAAAAAGACTCAGAGATTGAACGCCCTGAATGGTTGGCTGCTGCAATTGCACGCCTTGTTAAATATGAACAGAAGGCAGGAAAGGATGACAATTTGCAAGTTGCAATCAAGGCTCTTGAGACACAAGCCAAACTTCTGCGCTTCGACATGAACTGATGTCGTTGCTGACTGGTCTTTGCGAACCCACACGACTCCTCGCATTTGCTGAGCCACCGGACCAAAAAACAACTGACGATATTCTCAACAGAATTAAAGGCGATTTACATCCTGGCCAGCTTGCTTTTGTAGAGGATCAAACAACAGAAATTATTGGTCTGTCTGCGGGTTATGGGGCAGGGAAAACGCGATCGCTAGCAAGCAAGGCTGTGGCCTTGGCCGTCGCCAATCAAGGTTTTATTGGCATTGTCATGGAGCCAACTGGCCCATTGATTCGTGATATTTGGCAAAACGACTTCGACGATTTTCTTGAGGCTTACGACATCCCTTACAGCTTCAGGGCATCTCCCTTGGCAGAATATGTTTTGCACCTACCGGGCGGCGACACAAAAATTCTTTGCCGCAGCTTCGAGAATTGGACTCGCTGCATCGGGATTAACGCCGCTTGGTGTCTCGCGGATGAAATAGACACAGTTCCTCCATCAATTGCCAACAAGGCATTTCCAAAGATTCTTGGCCGTCTTCGTGCTGGCAATGTGCGCCAATTTGCTGCTGCATCAACGCCTGAGGGATTTCGATGGATGTGGAACACGTTTGGCACAGAAGAGGCACAACAGCGTTCTGATCGCAAGCTAATTAGAATGCGCACGGCGGATAATCCACATCTGCCCCCAGACTTCATCGAGCGACTGCAAGCCAACTACGACCCAAGCCTTTTGAAGGCTTATCTAGAAGGCCAATTCTGCAACCTCACAACCGGTCAGGTTTATGACCGTTTTGATCGCGCCAAACATGTAATCACCGATATTCCTGATGTCAGCGACGAGCCTCTTCGCGTCGGCGTTGACTTCAATATCGGGAACATGTCAGCAGTCATCGGTGTGCGTCTTGGGAACAACCTTCTCCTGATCGACGAGATCAGCGGTGCGCATGACACCGACGCCATGGCCCAAGAAATACAACGCCGTGCTGATGGACGCCAGGTTTACGTCTACCCTGACGCATCTGGCGGGAATAGAAGCACGAATGCCTCACGTACAGACATTCAGATCTTGGAGTCGTACGGCTTTAGCAATCAATCACCAAAGGCCAATCCTCCCGTCCGCGATCGGGTGGCTTCTATTCAAGCTTTGTTGGAGAACGGGAAAGGCAAAGTCAGATTGCAGGTCGCCTCAAATTGCAAACGAACGATCGAATGTTTAGAGCTGCAGAGCTATACCGAGGCCGGTGATCCTGATAAAGATGCGGGTTATGATCACATGAATGACGCTCTTGGTTATCTTGTCTACCGCGATTTCAGCATGATTCATGCTCGCGCTGGCCGAGGCACTGGCATCAGGCTTTACTAAACTGACGGCATCGGGCGGGATTTAACTGTGTATTCAGGCTTTTCTGGTGGTCGCCAACGTGTTGGCAACGTCACTCAGGTGAACGACCCCAGTACGGCTTGGGTTAATCAAGAACCGCATTGGGGCCTTATAGAGCACCTCCTCGGAGGCACTTACAAAATTCGCAAGGGAAATCGCAAGTTTTTACCGCAAGAGCCAAGAGAATTAGACGAGGCTTATGACAACAGACTGCAACGCTCAGTTCTTGCGCCTTATTACGTCAGATTAGAGCGCATGTTGGCTGGCATGTTGACGCGTAAGCCGGTCAGGCTTGACGACGTTTCTGATCAAATCCGCGAACAATTGTTTGACGTTGATCTGCAGGGAAATGATCTGCAGACGTGGCTTTACAACACATCACGCATCTGCATCCGCTACGGGCATGTCGGCGTTCTTGTTGATGCGCCAAAGTCTGGTGACAATGGCCGCCCTTATTGGATCACATATACGCCAAGAGACATTCTTGGTTGGCGCACTGAAATAGCCGATGGGCAACAAAAGCTGACGCAGCTTCGATTATTTGAAAAGGTGCTTATCCCAGATGGTTTGTACGGGGAAAAGCAAGTCGAGCAAGTGCGCGTCTTGACTCCTGGCGCATTTGAGATCTTTCAAAAAGATCAAAAGGGCGACTTCCGTGTTGTTGATGAAGGCACAACAAGTTTGAGCGAAATCTCGTTCAGCGTTGCCTATTCCAACCGCATTGGCGTTTTAGAATCGTTCCCACCGTTGGCTGATATTGCTGAGCTAAACCTGCAGCACTATCAAGTGCAGTCTGATCTTGGAAATCAATTGCACATCAGTGCAGTGCCGATGCTTGCGTTGTTTGGTTTCCCTGCAGCAGCAGAAGAAATCAGCGCAGGGCCAGGTGAAGCTTTAGCACTGCCTGAAGGTGCTTCTGCGAGTTATATCGAACCGGCTGGCAACAGCTACGACGCTCAGTTCCGCAGGCTTGAACGAATTGAGGCACAGATTAATGAGTTGGGGTTGGCTGCTGTGATGGGGTCAAAGCTTGTGGGCGAGACGGCTGAGGCTAAGAGGATTGATCGCAGTCAAGGCGATGCGACGATGATGGTGGTGGGGCAGCAGATGCAAGATTTGATCGACAATTCCCTGCGGTTTCATGCTGATTATCTGCAGGAGTCACAGGCTGGTAGCAGCCTTGTCAATCGTGACTTTATGGGCGCAAGGCTTGAGCCACAAGAGATCCAAGCGTTGCTGCAGCTTTACACCGCTGGCACGGTGACTCAGGAAACATTGTTGCTGCAGCTTGAGGCGGGCGAAGTGCTTGGCGATGACTTTGATGTTGAGGCCGAACTTGAAGCAACGCAGGCTGGCGGATTACTTGAAACACCGCAGCCAGTTCCGCAGCAAGAGGTCACAATGCCTGAAGGTGAACCGGAGGCAGCCGATGGGGTGGCTTGATGATTTGCGTAGGCCAAAAGCAGAACAACCATCGAACCGGGACTTCTTTTATTCGCATGACAGGCTTGCTAATCAATACTTTGCAGTCATCCGGCTGACTTGGTATTTGGACGGCAAGGTTTGCGCTGTAACCGAAAGCAGTATTGCGACTTATGACAAAGATGTGGTGGCGGAATTTACGTCAATTTTGGACAACGCTTTAAAGCTTGGCGCTGATGCTTCCGTCGTTTGCATTGAAGAGCCTCAAGCCCTTGGCATCTATGAAAAATGAGCACACCTGCAGAGTTGTATCGCAATGCCATCGATCTCAATCGATTTAGCAACAGTGTCGCCAAACGTATCGCTCGCACATACAACGATCTTATTTTGGATGCTGTTGATCAGCTTCGTGGGATTGATGAGCTGTCTGCGCCTAGCAAGGCTGCACGGCTTAGGGCCATTCTCGCGCAGCTAAAAGAATCGCTAAACGGATGGGCCGGATCGAGCACAATTTTGGCGGTTGAGGAGTTGCAGGGGTTGACACTTTTACAATCTGAGTTTGTAGAAGAGCAATTACGCAAGGCGCTGCCAATTGAATTACGCAATCAGATTCGCAGCGTGCAGATCAGCCCACAGTTCGCGCAATCTGTCGCCACTGTTGACCCAACGGCGTTAAACGTTGTTTCGCTCAGTGATGACCTGCAAGCTGCCGTGACTGGGGCGCCTGCAACGTTTCAATTGACAGCAGCGCAAGGCACAACCATCACGCTGCCAAATGGCAAGGTGCTGGAGAAGTCATTCCGTGGCTTGGCTGAGTCACAGGCCGATCTTTTTGCAAAAACAGTGCGGAATGGATTGTTGACAGGTGAATCAACCGACAAGCTGGCGCGTCGTTTAAAAGGTCGTTTGCGATTTGGTCAGCCAGGGAGTTTGCGGCAGATGGCGCAGGCTGGCGGTGAAGTGACAGCCGTAGCGAATCATCAAGTGATGGCGATGGTGCGTACCAGCATCAACCAAGTAGCAAACGCATCAAGCCAACAGGTGTATGAAGCCAATCAAGATGTGACTAAGCGTTACCGCTATGTCGCGACGCTAGACAGCAGGACATCGGCGATCTGCCAGGCGCTAGATGGTCAAGAGTTTGACTACGGCAAGGGTCCAACACCGCCGCAACATTTCAACTGCAGATCGACGACTGTCCCGTTGATTGATTACAAAGGCTTGAAGATCCCGCCGCCAAAACCTGGCAAGCGCAGAAGTTCAGACGGATTGGTGCCTGCTAATCAGACCTATGGGCAATGGCTGAGCAATCAAAGCAAAGCTGTAAAGGCTGATGTTCTTGGTCCTGAGAAAGTTCCATATTTCAACCGCTTGGCGCGAAAGTATGGGCCGACAAAGGCAATACGCAAGTTTGTCAGCGAAGACGGTTCGGAGTTAACCTTGGATCAGCTCAAGCGCCGGTATCCAAGTGGCAAAGCTTCATAGCAGATTTCAACTCACGCTTCCGGGCGAAGAGAAGAAGGCCAAGCCTGCAGCCAAAAAAGCTGTAGCCAAGAAAGCAGAAGCTAAAGAGGAATCCTGATGCCTCGTTATTCCGGACCTAAAAAGCCCCAGACGACTGCTTCT